CTTAAATTACAAGAAAAATTAAAATTAAGTCAACTGTCAAATAAATCTATAGATTTTTATAATTATTGGGAAAATCAGTTAGAATATATTAATACTACTATGAGAGCTATTAGAAAAGTTCAGACAGATTGTAATATGTTAAATATGTGCACTAATGATAAATCTATTTTAGAAACAAATTACAAAGGATATTTATTTGATATGATAGAGAGACCGTTCAAATTAAATCAGTATACCGTTTATATTCCAGATCTTAAATTATTTACAAGAGTAAATACAAAAAATATATTAGATAATTATACAGCAAGCAATTTTAAATTATATTTAATACAAGATGGTATAACTCTCAAACAAAAGATACGTGCAGAAATAATATAATTATATTTAATAAATTATTTAATTAGAATTATCATAATTATTTTTTAATTCTATAATTAAGATTTATTTATATTTATATATTTTATATATGAGTTATATAGAAAATACAATGATTGAAAAAAAAAATACAAGTGGAATATCAGGTAAAGGTTCAAGATTTATTCGTAAAGATACAAATTCACGTAATCAAGATTTTCACGATATAATTTTAACACAATATGAAAATTATCGTGCAATATTAGGAATAATAATATACATTATAGTTTTTATAATAACAATTCCAATGATGTTATACAAATTAAATTTAATGACATTTTTAAAACTGTACTTTTTAAATACTGATCAGATTGCAACAGTAGTCTCTTTTGACAAAGGAATATTTAAAAATATTTTTAAATATATTTATAATGATACAGGGCCATTAATAGGATATTTATCTCAATCTTTAATCAATTGGACAGTATTAATGGGATTATTTTATGTTATAATTACTGAATCTAGAAAGAAAACTGTGAACGATGGATTAAGTAAATTAGGATTTATGTTATTTATAACATATCTATTGCCATCTAGATATCTAATAAAATTACAAGAATGGTTTTATAGAAAAATTGGTAAAAAACATATGTATAATAATATAGATATGAGTGGTTTATATACTATACTATTTGGATTATTTCTAGTTACTGTAACTGTTAGTATTGAAGATTTCCTAGTAAAAAATTTTTCAGGAAAGGTAAAACACCTATTAGATTGGTTTTTTAAATTTATATAATATTTAAATATAGAGTGATTGATTTGTTACAACGTATTTTAAAGTTAATTCAGAAATTTCTTTTACTTTTTGTAATAGGCTAATATTTTCATTGAGTTCACATATTTTCTCTAATTCTTTTGCAATATTATTAATTTTAAGAATTGCTTTAATAAATTCTCCTAAGAATACTTCTTTTGTAGTTTTTAATTCATTAATTAATAAAATACACTTTTTTTCATCGTCACAATCACACCATTTGATAATATAATCAATTAATTCATAATGTATATCATATTCGGCTCCTGTATCAAGTTGATATTCAACTTCAATATCATAATATTTTTCAATTAATGTTCCAATATTCTTACAACAATTTTTTACACGGCTATTAATATGTATATCTCCAGGAACAGATAATCTCATATCTTGTGGAATAGATATATTTGTAAAACAACTTAGTACCCCAGTAAGTTCTTTTGCACTAAAATCAGTAAATCCATTATATTTTTCATACATATCACCTAACACTAATGGATGAAGTTCTTGTATATGCATAGCAACAATGCCTTTACTAGTTAATCCATATCCATATTCTAAAAACCCATTAATATTTAAAATGTGAATAATATTATCTATATTATTTTGGATATAGTTAACCGCATTCATTTTAAATCCTCCATTTTTTTTCTTTTCATCTAATATTGATTCATATTCAATAATATATTCTATATCTTTTTTAATTGTTTTATTTTGCTCTTCAATTTCACAAATTTCTCTCTGTAAACGCTTTTTCTGCTTATTATTAACAACCTTAATATTATTAGTTAATTCATGATATTTTTTTAGAACATCTTTACTAGTTTTACATATATCACTACTATTTAATGTTTCCTCACATAAATTTAGTTTATCCTGTAGTTCTTTATCTAATTTATCATACATATTGATCTCTTTTGTAATATCATTTTGAACAAAACTCTTTTCCATAAAATTAATTAATTCATTATCTATTTGATGAGCAAGACTATGTCCTTGTGCAGATATAATACTTAAAATTAAATTAAATGATATCTTAAATTGAGATATTAGCATTTTTGGTGGACCAGTTAACATAGCTTTATAAGTATTAAATTCTGGCATTCTAAATAGATTATTACAATGAATTACGTGACCAATTTTATCAATACCTCGTCTACCGGCTCTACCAGCCATTTGTGTGTATTCGTGTGACATTAGTTCTCTCATACCATTTCCACTAAATTTACTAAGTTGAGTAAATATAACGGTTTTAGTAGGCATATTAATACCAACTGCAAAAGTTTCTGTTGCAAATAGTAATTTAATATAACGTTTTTCAAAAAGTAGCTCAACCATTTCTCGTAAAATAGGCATTATACCAGCATGATGAATTGCAATTCCTTTTTTTAGTAAAGTAACAATACTTTGATATTCATCTAACATTGTATATTCTCGGTAATTTTTTAGTTTAGACATTAAAATTTTCTCACATTCATGTTCAATAATATTAGGTGTTTTATCATCTTTATCAAAAAGTGTATGTGTAATCTCTTTAGCTGCAATTTCAACATTTTTTCTTGAAAATATAAAACATAACGCTGGTAACATATCATTTCTATTTAAGTATTGTACTAAATCATTTAATATATATTGACGTTTACTTGTAATCTTATTTTTGAAAAAGTAATCTAACACTTTACTTGTTTTATAGTAATTTGTGTCATTAAAAGTTCCATTACTACTAGCAACTTGTAATGGTTTATTAATAACTTCGCGTAGTTTATGTTCCATAGGTGTACCTTTATGGCTTTTGATTACAGATGGAGAACAAGATGTCCATAAGTAATGGGTTAATGGCACAACTCGTTCATATGTTGTTGTCATATATAACTGTTTTTTTTCTGATAATTTTAACCCTTTATTTTTTTCTGTTTCGAGCCACTCGGCAAATATCTGTGGTTTTTCAATTGTAGCAGATAACATAATTAACTGTACTTTTGCTGGTAATAGTAAGATAGATTGCTCCCAAACTGAACCACGGTCTGCATCACCAATATAATGAACTTCATCAAAAACAACCGCACCTAACTCTGTCTCTATATCTAGGTCAAATTGTAGCTCAATCGGTTTAGATTCTGTATTTTTAGTATTGATTTTTTTATTAAAAAGTGTATTTCTTAGAATTTCAGTTGTCATAATAAGTACATCCGCTTCTGGATTGTCTTTTACATCACCAGTTAAAATACCAAATGAAATATTTGGAAATTTTTGTTTAAAATCATATAACTTTTGATTACAAAGTGCTTTAATTGGTCCAGTATAAATTACTTTTTTTCCTTTCTTTTTGAAATATCTAATAGCAAATTCAGCTGGAAGCGTCTTACCTGACCCGGTGTGACTTGTTACTAAACTATGATGACCATTTACTATTGCAAATATTGACCATTTTTGAAAATCACTTAATGGATATGGAAATTGGTCAAAATATTCTTGATATTCCAGGTCGTGATCTTTAAATTGGTCTTTACAGTGGACAACCATTTTAATATTAAATATAAAAATATATTTAATATTTTTCAATTTTTATTGTTTTAAAACTACCTTTTAGAATATCAAAAGCCTTATGTTTAAAAAAATATAACATTTACTATATAAATTTTAAAGAAAATAATTAAAACTTGTTTTGGATATATATTATATGACATATACAATATCAAATAAATATACAGTAATTGAACAAATAGGCGAGGGTTCATTTGGTAAAGTTTTTTTAGGCAAACATATACGAACTAGTGAAAATATAGCTATTAAAATTCAATTTAAATCTGTAGTAAATGTTTTGCAGCACGAGGCAAAAATATATAAAGAACTACTTGATATTAGCGGAATTCCTATATTAAGAAACTATGGTTGTGATAATGGATTTCATTACTTAATTATAGATAAACTAGATATTTCTCTCGATAAAGCAAATATAGATCAAATAGAATGTATAAAATATTTTAAAAAATCAATAGAAATAGTTAGAGATATTCATCAAAAAAATATTCTCCATCGTGATATAAAACCCGATAATTTTATGATAAAAGAGAGAAATGGTATAAAAGATTTATATATAATCGATTTTGGTTTAGCAAAAAGATATATTATAGACGGTAATCATATAGAAGAAAAACAAGATAAAAATATAATAGGTACTGTCAAATATGCTAGTGTTAATATACATAATGGTATAGAGTCTAGTAGGAGAGATGATATAGAATCCCTCTGTTATACATATATTTCTCTCTACGGAAAAAATTTACCCTGGTCAGAATTATGTGAAAACTTAAAAAAAGATATATCAGGTAATGATATATCTAAAGATAAAATAAAAAAGATGAAAACCAGATTCGATTGGTTATTAGATATTCCAGGAGAATTTTTAACAATTTTATTATATTGTAGAAATCTTAAATTTTTAGATAAACCTAACTATAAGTATATTATAAATTTATTAGATAATCTAATAAGTATATATAATGGGATGTGGATACTCAACACCAAAAAGTGTGAGAGATGAAATTTTAGTAATAGAACATTTTGCAATGTCAGAAACAAGAGAGAAAACGAGATAAAAGTAATAGATGAGTTACACTGTGGGAATAATTTAATTCATTGTTACCGCCCATCGTAATCCGCAACATCCGCAACATACCTCGTTCTCAAAAATTTTAATTTTTTTACTAATAATATCATACTCTTTTTTTAATTTAATTAATTCATTTTTTAAAATAATATTTTCTTCTTCTAATGTTAAATTATTTTTGTTTTCGTTTATATTAATTGGTGAAGGCAGTTTACCATCTAATATATTATTACTATTCATATATAAATTAGTTTATATTTGTTTTAAATTTATTTTTTATTATTTAAATGCTAATTATTAAAAAAATAATTAATGAATCAATATAAGTTTTTCTATGTTTTTTGTTAATATGTTCTTTATGGTCAATATATATTAATAGTTAAAATATATATTTATAGGCGTATAATCTCCATCTAACCTGTAATTATTTTGAAATATAGTTTGATAATTCCTTAAACAATCGTAAAGATTTTTTGATAAATTATAAAAATTATTATCTATTACAATATTGTGGTTACTATCATCTAATAACAATTCTTCTTGATTAATTTGAGACTTATATAAATTCCAAATAATTCTGGTTAATCCATATAATCTGTAGCAGTAATCATAATTACAAATATTAAAATATTTATTATAAAGATTGTATATGTCAATAATATCAGTATAAAATTTAACTTGTCGTTGAGTTATATCATCTTGTCTACTAACTATAAATGGTGGATATTTTAGATTTCCAATATATTTATCGACTCTATTAGATAAAATTTTACAAATACATTTATTGGATTGATCAATATAATAAGGTTCTCTTAAATAATTTAGTACAATATTTTGTATATCAAAAGGCAATGGTTTAAGTATGGTATCTATTTTTTGTCTACACTTATAAGAACGATACAATGACTGTATCTTAATAATATTTTTATTATATATTTGTTTAGCATGAACATGGCAATATCTTTTATTTTCTAAAATAAAACAAAATTTTTTTTTACACACTAAATTTTCTTTTGTATAGCATTGGCAACGAGTTGAAGGCATATTTTTGTTATATAATATTCTAACTGTAAATATTTTTTTTCAATTTTATTTTTTTAATCATATACGTAAACAATTTAAAAAGACAACACATTATATTGTATAGCAATGACATCCCAGGAAACACACGTTGTTTCATCTAGCGATGAGAACTCTAGCGCTGTTACTCGTGGTCGAGTAAAGTGGTTTAACAATCGTGCAGGTTATGGTTTTATTACTGTATCAAGTGGCGAACATAAAAATGAAGATGTATTTGTACATCATTCTGCTGTACAGGTAAAACAAGAGCAGTATAGATACCTTGTACAGGGTGAATATGTAGATTTTAAACTTTGTGCTGTAACTGATGAAGCTCATAAATGGCAGGCAGGTGAAGTTAGTGGAGTAGATGGAGAAAAACTAATGTGTGAAACTCGTCTTGACTCTCGAGCTTATCGTACAAATCGTAAAGAGACTACTACAACTGATACGTCTCGTGTTCGTCAGGAACAATCTCATTACCGGGTAAGATCACGTGGATCTGGTCCTCGTGAAGGTGATGAGTGGATGCTTGTTCGTCGTAAGCCACATACACAACAGCGGGATCGAGGAACTAGCACACAGTGCCCACAAAAAGAAACAATGCGAGCCCGTAATCCATGCCAGGGAGATTATCGTGTGCTAGATAACGATGGGGATGCCTAAATTAAATATATTTTTAATTTAATATAAAGATATGTATTAAATTAAAATAATGAATAAAGATGAATCAGAAAAACTCTTAGAATTAATATCATATTTTAAATTTTATATTAAAGATTTTGAAGATAATATTAATATTCTAGCTAAGAGATTAAAAAAGTATGATACAGACAATAACAACACCTACAACAGTAAATAGTAAAATAAAGCCTACTCCTTTTATAATATTGTAAAAAAATTTATTTATTATAGTTCGCGGTCTTGTTACCGGTATTTCTAAACTTTCATTATTAACAGGTAAAATTATGTAACTAGTATCAGTTATTGGCATAATTAAATCATTACAAAAACTATTATATTGATTACATATAAAGCAATTTGCACTATTTTTGTTAGTATTATACCACTGGTGTAAACAGTGTAAATGTACCGGATTCTTACAACATTCTAATACATATGTGTTAGCATTAATATTATCAGATATAGGATCTAAACAAATATAACATTCTAAATTATTATCATCCATAATTAAAATAATAAAATAAATTTATATTATTTTATTATTTATTTTCAATGTTTTTTATGAGATTTTTTACTTTTTCTGTGTTTTCTGTGTTTTCTTTTGGTTTTTCTATATTTTCCACCTTTGCTCATCACGTTACGATACACGTTCGCCACGCCCTGCTTAGAAGCCTCAACTCCTTGTGCAACAGTGTTTCCAACTACACCAACCGCATTTTGAGCTGAATTAGTTATTGTGTGAAAAATATTTTTTGAGTCGCGTGCTCCGGTCTTCCCAACCTGCCGAGCATCATATAAGCTTCTGTTTGCGAAATTTTGTAATCCACTTGTTGCCTTCGCATCCTCACTCTTTACCGCACCAGTAAAAGCACTTACGCTCCGACGAAGTCGTTTAGCTAAATCACCACCACGTTTACGTGAACGTCTTTTATTTGTTCTTCTATTTGCCATTATATATTATCTAAATATTATTTATAAAATAATCTAAAATAATATTATAAATAATATTATATGTTTAGGTGTCCTGTATGTAATAAAAAGTTAAAATTAACTGATATTAAATGTAAATGTGAGAAAATATTTTGTAGTTTACATAGATATCCTAGTATGCACGACTGTTCATTCAATTTTAAACTATTAGATAGAGATATATTAGAAAAAAATAATCCAAAAATTGTTTTAGATAAAGTTATAAAATTCTAATAAAAAATTAATAATAATTGTTTCGTAGAGTACTTGTTGCACAGACAAAACAAATGAATTATTGGGATCCTCTTTCTCAGGACATTCAAACTTACATCTATCAAATTTCACTAGTTTTACTTATTGAAAAAAAACTGGAAACAAAATCCTAAATTTTGTGCTAAATGTATAGCGACAACTTTGATGACCCAACCAAATGGGATTAATATAATTTGTCAAGTTACTGCATATAAGTTAGAATTTTGTGCCAAATATTCTGGTAAATTGTCAGAATTTTGGATAGAATTTTGTATGAAAGTTTAGAAGCCTTAATTTTAGATATGTGGAGCACTAATATGGGACATGGATGGATAGATAGATGTACTTATGCTCATGATACAGTTATAAAAAAAATATAATATCCGAGCAAATAAGTTACACAAGTATAGTAGGTAGTATATCTTGTGATTATTATACTAATGGATCTTTTATGACAATGGAAAATATTGAATTATGATAGTAAATTATCATGATTCACGCTATTATTAAAAATTAATGCAAATTTTTTTTGTACTCAAAAAAAAATTGAAAAAGCTGTTGTGCGCTCATCCTAACTATCAAATAATGCAAATAGTTATGCAGCAGTCTGAAGTAGATATTATGAAGTATCTTTCTAGAGAGATTGTCAACCTGCTTGGTAAAAAATATCAATTTGATATTGAGGATGCTATTTCATATCTATCAATTAATACTGATCGTAGTGAATGTGTGAATGATGAAGTAAAAACAGCAACAAAAACTAATATCCCACTACCATTTTGCGGAGTTATTAATAAAAATTGCTGTCAAGGTATTCGTCTTAACTATGGTTTATATACACAATGTACAAATGCACCTTGTGTATTTAATAAAAGATTTCCAGTATGTGCAACTTGTAATAAACAAGTTGAAAAAAATTCTAATGAACAACCAAATTATGGTTACATTAATGATAGGGTCGAAAAAAGAGATAACTTTCGTGATCCGAAAGGTAAAGCACCTGTTAATTATGCAAATATTATGGAAAAAATGAAGATTTCACGCGAAGAAGCCGAAACCTCGGCAAAGAAGTTAGGTTTAACTATTCCAGATGAGCAGTTTATTATTAAGAAAGCAGCTCGAGGACGTCCTAAGAAAGATACTACAGCTGACGACACAGCAAGTGAAGCTAGTCTAGTTGAAGTAAAACAGCCAAAAAAGCGAGGACGCCCTAAGAAGAATAAAGAGGTAATAGATGTAGATGATATTGGTAGCAAACTACTCGAACAATTAAGTGATCCAATCATTTCAAATGAAGTAAGTAATGAAGATAACCAAGTAGATAGTGAAGTAGATGATAGTATTACCAGCAATAATAGTGGTGATGAAGACGAAGGAGTAACCGTAAAACCTATTAAGTTAGACACTAAATTTAAAAAAATTATTGAGGTCGATGAACTAGATGATGCAGATTATCTAATTGGTTCTGATAATATATTATATCATCTTACTGAACATACTGTAATTGGAAAATGGAATCCACTGTCTGGCACTATTGATAATGTATAAAGTTTATATAAACTTTATACATTAACACACAGAATATAAAAATATCATAAAAGACAAAAGTAAAAGTATATAAATATATATATATATATGTTAATCTTCAATGTTTTGTGTATTTTTTTAGTTATATTAATTTTTTTACATATATTTAATCCCAATACTATAGAAAGATATAGAGGACGGCGTAGACGTAGAGGTCGCAGAAGATGGTATGGGCAACACTGGGGATATAGATATAGTCCACCTCCTAGATTTCGGTATTGGGGAAGTAGTCCAGTTTGGAGATCTATACCATTTTGGGGGCCTTTTTCAGATACATTTTGTCCAATAGGATGTTCAAATTTAGGACGTGGTCGTTGGGGTTGTACCAATCCTGGTAGTGGACCAAATGATTGTGTTTTCGCGAGTGATTGTGCCGCTTGTGGGTACTAAATTTATCTTGATATACTATATATATGTTAAGTAATCCAGAAATAATATATATAGTATAATTTAGGTAATCATGGTTGTACAACCTTTGGTATTTTGTTAGGATTTATTATAAGTTTAGGAATTATAGATTTATTAGTAAAATATAACTTTAACATATTATCCAATATAGTTGTTGGTATTGGAATTTTATTTAGTGTAATTTCGCAAATTTTATGTTTTAAAAAGAAGGAAATACTTCTAAAAAGAAAAAAAGAGAAAGAATCGTCCAAACCTAATAAGGAAATAAAAACCAGCCACCGCCATCGCCACCACAGCCTCCAAACTCACCTCGTAATAAAAATAAAGAAAGACAACGTAGAATGAGAAAAAATTTTACACAAAATAAAAATAGTGATATTAACAATAGACGTAATAGACGAAATAATCATAATAGTAATTGGGATCCTTATACGTTGTCAGAATTAAGTGAAGATCTATGTTGAGTATATAAATTTAATAATTAAAAAACTTGGAGGTTGAGCTCACATCACCAGCTGCTAGTCGTCTAATTCCGTCTTATTAGAACAATAATGTTCTAATAAGCAATAACCGGGCTAGGGTCCCTGTGTTGGCCAGACACAGGCTGCTGATTGGTGCTGATGATCGTTACCAAGTTGTTTTTATCACTAAATTCATATACTCAACATACATTCAATAAAGAATATATGTTGAGATAATCCATTGATGCTCCTACTTGACGTCGTGGCAAGTAGGTACCCTTGAGAGCTAGGGTATGTTGGATGTCACAACAAGCATCTTTGGTCTCTGCAACATTGGTCGTGCAGGTAATCTCTCATTTACTATAACAATATTAAGTTAATGTTATAGAACATCCGATTCCATCAGGCTACTATAACAGCAGCTTGATTACACTCTAATCATATCAATAGCCGAATGTTTCAATTTTTTAAAACAAAAAAAATTTACAATAATAGATATAATGTTATGTTAAGATGATTGTAGAAGGCGTGGTAAAAATTAGTAGTTGTTATAAAGGGTTTTGGTGTGATCGGGCAAACAAAGCCAGCGTTTTTTGAGTTCGTGTCGAATGTTAGCCTTAGAAGGGTTAATGTTATTAGAGATAAGATA